GATCATTAGCCACACCATCCATTACAGCGGGGCCAAACATGGCTGCTATGTTTCTAGCATTAGGATCTCCGCTGGTGATGGCCTGATGCAGCTTCAACATGTCATCTCGTGTAGGCATGGATCACTCCACTAGATCGAAGGCTGCGTCGTATGCCGACTTGCGGGAGTTGACCTCGATGGCATCGTGCTTGGCCCGGTCAAGCTGTCCATTGGTGGTCACACTGGCTGGGTCTACCCCAAGTTTTCCTGAGACGGGATCGCGCATACCTATCTGTTTAGTCAAGATAGTATAACGCTGCTGATCCAAGGACTCCCAGCCCTTAGTTCCCCATCCCATGGGATTGTATGCAGCCGCAGTCCGCTCATCCAGGAACTCCTGCAACTCCGCTGCGGCATCCAAGACCTGGGGTGGAGATGGAAGGGATGCGGTCTTAGGTGGTTTCGTGGTGGTAGATGCGGAAATCCTGGGATGGCCATAAGCGTCAAATGACACACCAGTGGTCCTGCTGACTTGGGGTTGGCCTTCGGGCATCTCGCCGGGGTATCCTCCACCACCGGGATACTCTCCACCCATGCCAACACCACCAAGCAACTGCTGCATCTGCTCGAAGGACATCGGACTCGGCCTGACTCCCGCTATCGGGTATCCCTCTCCCTGTGGACCCACACCGAATAGATACCCTTCCCTCGTCTGCAATTCAGTATTCGGAGGTAAGGCCGCAGGAGGCATCCCCCGTGTTCCGATCAACCTCTGCTGTTCCATGGGATCGGCACGTTGCATGAACCCTTGATACGCGGTCGCCTTGGCTATCTGCTCCATCAGCGCCGACTGCTGCTCCGGGTCCAATGGAGGAAGATTGGGTCTGAATGCGGTCTTCCCCGGTACAACGGGAAGTGTGGTCCCACCAACTCCCATGGAGCGAGATAGAAATCTACTCCCTTCCATCGCTGCCCTGGATGCGGGATCTTGCATGGCCTGCGCCCGTTGAAGGAGAACCTGTTGCAGATTGCCTCGGTCAATTCCCCCTATGATAGAAGCGATGTTGGCAGCGTTACCAAGCACATCTATCCCAAGGTTCTTGGCACCACCGAGAATTGAGTTCAAGTTCAATCCACCCATGGGATTACCTCTGGAGGAGTTGTTGTAGGATCATTGATAGCAACTGTTGCTGGTCCATGCCTTGGGTTGGGGTTCCATAGACTTGACCCGATGGCATGGATAGACCTCCTCCTCCTCCTCCAATTAGTCGTGATGCCGCGAGAGACCCCAATGCGTTCCCTATCCCTCCCGCGCTACCAAGGTTGGAAAATGTCCCAGCGGGGATGCCTCCCGATGACAACGTACCCATGAAGCCGCTAGCGGGTTGCGCGGGACCGGCCACACCAGCGGGCATGGCTTGGCCCATGTTGCCAACCATGCCAGATCCCATTTGACCCATACCCTTGGCCGCGCTGGCCATGGCGGGGCCTGCGTTCATCGCACCAGCTTTTGCAAGACCTCCTATGGCTGCCGGGGCGCTCGCGAGAGCACTTCCAGCCGCACTAGCCCCTGCACCCACTGCAGAACCTAGAGATCCCATCGCCGCTGCAAACCAAGGCATCGTTGTTACCCCTTATAGTATATATCTATCTATTTGAGAATCCCCATTTGCTTCCCCTCCTGTCCCACAGTCGGGGAGGTCAACTGCAACAACTGCATCGCCGGGTTCTGTGATCCTTGAAGCATACTCAAGACGTTCGACGCCGTGGACATGGGGAGGTTGTATTGTTGGGCTAGCAACTGGGCATAGACGGGGAGAGCGTTCATCCCTTGACCAGCCACATCAATTCCCGTCTGACCTAATGCTGCATTCAGTTGAGCGAGAGACCCTACTCCCTGGTTGATATTCGCCGCTCCTCCCAGCGTATTCATCAACGACTGAGTAGCCGCATCCTGCTGACCCCCCTGTTGTGTCAACCAGTCGGAGGTCATCTGGCGCAGCAGACCTTCCTCTTCACCCTGCGCTGATCCCGTCCCAGCGATCCCTCTCGCTGCGGCTCCTTGTCGGGCGAGACCAAGCGCAGGGTTGGCGAACTCTTGGAACATGGCTGCGGATCTGCCGGGTGCGGATACATCGGATAGTCGCTGTTCCGCAGCGGAGATCCCGGTCTGGGCCTGATTAGCCAATCCCTCGGTTCTGCCCATCGCCCTCTCGGTGGCGGACTGGAAGTTGGGTAAGCTAGATAGATACCCACTTATCTGGGACTGGAGAGTATTATACAGAGCGGGAGCGCGAGCGGCTATGTCCGCGCCAATCTGCTTGGACCCGCTCAATGCCTCCGGGACCAGATCCCGTACCGCCATCATTGCCTGGGGAAGGGGCTGTCCCGCATTAGCACCTGCTGTCATCCGGTTCATGAACTTGGCCGATGGCACCTCGAAGCCAAACCCCTTGGTTAGAGGCTTGGCGAATTGCTTTGCCTGTCCCGTGGCCAGATTGTTAGGGAGTTGACCGAATGGAGACTGGGTAGCTAACCACTGCTCACCGCCGCTGCCCATGTTCTTTTCCTCGTTGTGGTTGGGGAGATGCTGGTTTCCTGCCCAGAGCTATGTCAGACACATCCCTCATGTGGTAGATGGCGAAAGGAGTAAACCCCCGTTCTTCCCAGGACTTGTCTCCATACGTGGATACCACCTCCACTGTATCAACATGGGTAGTATGATGTCCATTGCCCAGCGCGGGGATCTCCTGCTCACGGAGCCATTGCAGCCCAGCCAGGATCAACTCCCCTGCGACCCCCTTATCCCGATGCTCAGGGCGGACGTAGAGCCAATGGGCAGCACCATAGTAGTGGGGAACACCAATGGGACGGTAGCGGATCTCCCCCGCGAGCAGGCCGATTGCGCGATGGCCCTTGAACGCGAGGAATGCCGCGAAGGGGATTGCAGGATCCTGCATCGCCTTGGCCACGGCACGGGTAAACTCATCTGGGGAATGCTCGTCAAACTGAGGGTGGATCGCGGGCTTCTCGACGGCAAGCATCTCCCACAGGAGGCGTATCCAGTAGAGGTGTTCGAGGTTGGCTTGGATTATTCTGGACATCTGGTCATCCCCGAAGAGCCAACCCCCAGATGTGACCTACCAAGGTAGGATGTGTCAGAATATGGGTATCAGCATCATTACTTTGAACTGTGTACGTGTAGGTGTAAGTTCCCGGCACAGGTAAATTGATGTAAATTGAAAGAGGGATCATGAGAGAGCCAGTGTAAAACATGATGGGAGTGAGAGGTTGCCACAATACCCATTCACATATAAGTAGAGCATCCCTCTTCAACCGAACCGTTATAGTAGCACTACTCCCACCCAAGAAATGGGCTATGGCGAAAAATGATGGGACAAGAACTGCCACATTGGAGGCGGCAATAACCAAGCCGGGTATGGTGGCTAGAGTCGTCTCCACGGTTGTTACGTCCAAATTCGTTGCCACGGTTCCTGTTACCAGATCAGTTATTACTACTCCATCCGCCAGTTTGCCTGCGGTCACAGCATTGGGTGCCAGCTTCGACGATATCACGTTCAAGTCCGATATTGTTGCAGTCTTCACCGAACCAGTCGCCAGCTTGGCTGTTGTGATCTGAGCATCCTTGATCTTCGCCGTCTCGACCGCATCATTTGCCAGGTTGTTGACATCTATATTTCCATTGACTTGAGCGAGGATGGCATCCAAGTCAGCATCCACCTCGGTCGCTTTGATTGTGGTTTCCCCAGCTAGCACCTCGTCCACATAGGTATAGGTGAGTCCTGTCTTGATGGGTCTGCTAATCAATGCCATTACGACACCTTTCTTTCTACTGGCTCGTAGCGAATCTCGAAGTCTCGAAGATCCACTCGACCGGCATCACTGTGGACAAGTTGAAGTCTGGCTGATACACCCATCGGACGAGGATCGAGAATGGACTCGGCTTCGGCCCAGATGGTGGTACCCCAGCTATCCACATCCCACTCCGCGACATCCCATATCCCCCCCAGTGTGCCGGATATGACCAGAGGGTCCGCTGCCTGGTTTATTCCTCCATCGGTCTGAATGGTTACAGCCAGTGTAGCATCGGGTTCGGCCTTCCCGTTCACCCGGACACGTCGGAATTGCTTTCTCTCGAATGGTCTTTTGTTATCCAGGTATTGAGTTACCAGGGAGGACTTTATGTCATATCCCATATCCTGGTAGCTACCTTCCTGATCCAGGAGGACGACATTTCCACTACCAGTCACAGCTCCAAAAGCACGATCATCCTCGGCCAGGTCTTTACGTGTGGTACAAGCGCAGGAATATCCCAGTATCTTGTGCGGACCCCACCATGATGGGATGGAACCAAGGCCACCACGCAGGTCGAGCCACCACTGGCGTACGGGAAAGACAGAACCCGGTGGGATGATCGCCAGCTTGTAGAATCCCTGATGATAGATGGCCCAGCAATCGGCTCGAACAGCGCGGGGAATGGCTTTGATCGAGGGAGCTATCGGCCAGCCGATGTCCACCGGGATGATACTGTCCGGGCGAAGCATGTAGACCGAATCCCTCCCGCAGAAGATCAGACCCTCTCGGGTTGGGATCATGGTGTCCTGGGCGACGCAGCCTACCTCCCCGGATATGGGTATCAAGTATGAATTGGGGTCATCCAGAATATCCCCGAACCAGAGCCAGGTCTTGGTCTCACTACAGATAGCCATTGGACCTTGAGGTTGCTCGCTGGTGGAGCCTACCGTGACTGGAGAGATTCCCGTCACTTCCTCATCCATGGGAATGACGGCATTGGCGGGAAAGAATTGGAACTGGTCGTAGATGGACTGCTCCAGGCCAGGCAGCAGGATAGAGCTGGCATAGACATTGTTCTTGTTTACTTGGTCTCTAGCTATCCATAACCGATTGAGGTGGATCTTCAACGAACGGCCACTGCGGATCACCGATTGGAGGGATGGGACCGGGGTGGAAGAGATAGTTATGTCCGTGACCGCGAAAGTGGCCGAAGCTCCCACTCCCTCTGTTATATGGTCGTGAGCGTATTCCAGAGGCAGATTCACGGGAGTGATGAAGAGGTGATAGAGTTGATTGGCTCCTGGAGCGCCACTCGGGGATAGAAAGTCTATCCTGGCACGGGTGGATGTGATGGAAACCTCAGCGGGACTGCTGCGGCTGATCCACCTCTTGGTACTGGTGTTGTAGACAGCCCAGCAGTATGAGTAGGTACCCGAGGATAGCTGGGACGTGGAATCTGACACCACCGTGGCGGTGGCTCCTGTGGGTGTGAGTGCGGACAACGAGGTCAGATCCACTGCGGTCCCGGTGAATGGGATCTTCTTGATCTCGTCGGTGGCTAGCCCATTACCTACATAGATATATCCCCCATGGGCTACCATGCCATAGCGGGAGTTGAAGGTGGAGAATGAGTGGAGACCCCCAGCGGCGGCGAAGTTGGCATCGTTGGTGGAGAATACCACTTGGTCGTAGGTATCTAGATAGTTACGCACGGCAAAGAGGTACCTGTTAGCGCCGGAATGGACCCGGATCATGCTGTGGACGCGGAGGGTATCGTTCAGCGCACCCGCGTCCATGTCCAGATATAGAGCTGTCCCCCGGCGCTTGGTCAATAGATAGGTCTCGGCGGGAACCCAGTTGTCAGAGGCACGGAGAAAGGAAGGATCTACGAATGCCTCGTCGTGGGCGAGATTAACACCCTGCCAGCGTCGTAACTGTAGGGGGATCTCCTTGTCTCCAGGCATTCTCTAGTCTCCATAGAAAGGAGTCTTGAATATCATGGGGTCAAGCGGGATCTGGTTTATCTGGGAATGAAGAGGCATCGCCGCCTCGCGGATCACTCCCAGTTGATGGGTTCGCTTGACTTCCTCCTCCGCATAGCGGGAATCCGACTCATACTGGAGACCCCAGACAAACACCTCTTGGATCAAATGTCGGGACCAAGGGAAGGATGGGATACTGGCATCGTAGGCCACAACGTCGGTTACATCCACATCACTGGGAAGGCACTTGTACCACAGGATAGCGGAATAGCTGGTCAACGGGACGGGCCATACCTGGCCCCTATCCGAAGTACGGTCCACCGTCCAGATGAGGGGCATACCCGATGCGTCGGATGGATATGCGGCGGTCTCGAAGGTCTGTCTATCCGTCTCTTGGACTACGTGCTTGATAGCCACGGTGCCATCCAGGGTGATTATCAAGGAGCTATCGTTTATGGTCTTCAAGAAGATTGGGGATGGCGAAGCCGGGAGAGCGAAGTATGCTTGGTTCAATGTGACCGTGGCGGATACGTGGAGGTGGGGCCATTCGTACAAGGTGTGGAGATCATAGAGGATGAAATTGAGCGCAACCCTGGCTTCGGCCTTGATCTTCTTGTTCCCGAGCTGGGATAAGGCGTGGTCTATGATCGTACCACGGGTCAGACGGCCAGGGGGTGTACTCATCCTCTATCTCCTATGATCCCACCGACTCCAACCTTCTATGGCTCTTGTCTACCTTTTTCTGCAAGTCTTCCAGCTCCCGTCCCTTGTCTTCGATCTGTTTCATGAGCTTTTCGATCTGGCCCTTCATGGCGAGGACGACCTGATTGTTGTGCTGGATCATGTGACTACGAAGCACCCCGAGCATGGAGCCAAGATGCTCGTCGAATACGCGGGCTGAACTCTCCGAGAAGACGATCTGCACCGACTCCTCGTTGGTTATCATCCTGGTCAGGGTGCCATGGTAGCGACCGTACCAGAGGCGTCGGACCCAATTTGGCATTGACATGGATTAATCCTCCCCCTGGATGGCCGCAGCACGGGCCATGTCACCGATGGTCCCAAGGTTCACGGTCTGGCCCCGTTCCTGGAAGACGCGCATACCGGCCCGACGGTTGGCATCAATCATGTGGAGGAGGTGTTGAGCCTCCCCGGCGGTGACGCGATGGGGGCCGGGAGCGAACTCCTTGTTGTTGAGCCAAAATGAGAATCCCTGGTGATCGGCGGGAATGACAATATCCACCATCACCGTGGGACCATGGATACGCGAGATGTCAAAGTTGTGGATCTGTCTTGCCAGCTCAGCCCGCTTGGACTTCCCAGCGGGGCTGTCATCGGTAGCGATGGCACGCCACTCCAGTTGGAGCTTGGTGAACTCCTCCAACGCCTTTTCCCGATCCACATCCCGCTTGGCTTTGTCCTTCAGCCCCAACGGTTCGGGCTTGAGCGTGCGTCGTTCACCTTGATCTTCATTCTGTCCATTGAGTGGAATCCGTGCCATTCGCTACCTCTCGGGTTCGCTGCCTCACGACCTAATCATGGGCAGAGGTTGATTCGATCCTTCGCCCGAAGTTCGGGTTGAGGACTATGGCTTTCATCATCCTCTTCCAGCCGATGGTGCGCCGCTGGTCGAGGGGATCGCTCTTGTCCGCACCGGCTGCGGTGATGTAGGCACGCAGTCCTTCCGCCATCTTGGTCACGCCGTAGTGGCCCTGGCCGAAGATGTAGGAGGTATGAACGTCGCCTACCGTTGTGGTGTCAGGACAGTCAGGTGGTGCAACTGCGCCGGTTGCACCGACCACGAAGGCGTTGGCGGTCGCGGGCGTACCGGACTTGATGAGACGGATCGTATCGGCGGTGCCAGTCGTATGGACCACACGGACCTGGAATGTGGGGGTTCCTGCTGCTCCACTTTCCAGCGAGGAGTAGATCCGGTACTGACCCGTGGGTGCTGCGGCGGCAATGGTGACTTCGACTACCACGTTCGGGGTCGAAGGGCTGTTGGTCGCCTCGGAGTCGATCACCGTCTCGAATCCCGTGGTTGGGTCGAGGTAGGTGGTCTTCGTGTAGACCGTGGTACCACTGGTGAACCCGACTTCCGCACCAGCGATAGCGGCCACCGTCTGCGTGCACCACGCAGCCGTCATGATAGAAAGAATCGGGATCATGTTGGAACGGGTCCAACGCACCCCGCCCCACGTTCCGATCTCGTGGGAATAGAGGGTCTTGATCGCGGAGTAGGATGTCGCATTGACAACGGTTGGGTCCGCCATCAAATCCTGCTCGACGTAGGGATCTACCACCCCAGCGTACTTGCCATCTCCAAAGGTGCGGGCTCCATTCTGGCGAAGCAGGGCGAGTACCTTCCTGATGTCGGCAGTGGTGAGTACACAGGCTGCGGTGAGAAGAGCGCGGGTTGCGACACCTCCCGCGAAGTACACCGCTGAAGATCCCATCAACGGAACTTGGATCTCGCGGTCCACCGTCTCGTTGTGCTGATCCTCGATGAGACCACGAGCTGTGGTGAAGATCGGATGCTTCACCGTCAACTGGGACACATCCGTCATGGTGACGTATGCACCCCACTGGTCGAGCACGGCCTGGACCGTGGAGAGTCTTACCGGCGTGGGTGCTGGGGTTTCCCCTTCCACGAGAGGGGCCGTGGGGAGAGGGAGTCGTTCATATCGGATGAAGGAGGTTGTCTTTCCTTCCCCGGTTGGAATCGAGGCTTTCTCCCCAAACTGTGCGAATACGATCTGCTGTTCACCCCGCTCCAGGAGCTTGTCCTGGATATAGAGTGATACGGTGTCGGGACTTAGAACCGCCGACGTGGTTGTTCCTGGTGCGGGCATTGTACCATCCTCCGTTGGGGAGGACTAGAAAGCTAGAAAGTCTCTCCGCGCTCCGCGGATTCCTCCAGTAGCTTGGTCCTGTCCTCCCTGGACATTTTGGCGATGTCGGCATGGGTGGCTGGCCCTTCCTTGGGATTGCTGGGGCGTACATTCCGAAGATTTGACTTGCTCGCTGTGCTGGCACGGGCTGTCACATCGGGGCCGGGAGACTCCTCCTCATGCCCACGGGATTTCCTATCGCTGATCATCTTCTTTGCGACAACCATGTGAAGTGCCGTTTCTGGGGCTAGGTATTGCCCCGCCCTCGTAGCTTCGTTCCTCATACGCACGATCTCCGCCTTGTGTTCCCGGAAGAGGTCGCCGTAGTCGGGATGGCCTTCCAGCTCCATCACCGCGATCTTGTCGGCCAGACCACCGATGATCGGGATGTATTGACCGACTACCTGTTGGAGCCTGGCCTCCACGATGGGATTGGTGGAGTCGAGCCACCTCTGGGCTTCGTCTACCGTTATGCCCTGCTGGCGGGCGTATGCCTGAACGAACTCGTCCGCGCTGGAGCCGGGTTGACTGGTACGAGCCAACTGCTGCTGGCGGTCTTGTTCATCTATCAAAGTACGTTGAGTCGCCTCCAACGCATCCTTCTGGCGCAACAGCTCGTCGTATCTTTCCTTCGGAATGAACCTCTCATCTCCTCCCTGTTGGGTTGATGGGTCTACAGTAGTACCTGTCGGACCTTCACCCTTGCTTGCATCACCGTCGTTCTCTGCCATCTAAACCTCCACGTCCGTTACCGCCGACGCCCGCGTTCCATTTCTCCAACCAAGCCATCAACTGGTAAAAGTTGCTGGCCCGGATGGAACCTTCGATGTTCCCGCGTCGAAGGTCGCGTCTTCTCCTGGCGATGGAGAGGTTTTGGCCTCTGCCCGCCGCCATGCTTCGTATTGTAGCATCAATTTACCTGCATTGTTAAGTAGCCACTGGATCTCCAGGATTCGACCCCGGTTCTTCCACATCTGCTCCGTCGTGGACTCCTCCTCGTTGAATAGCTGCTCACGGCGGAAGCAGAGGGCATCCCGCAACACGCGCCAGGTCTTGGATCGGTTGAACGCCTGGAGGACGCGAATGTCCTCCTTGGAGAATACCGAGTCATCATTGGGGTTGGTGTCTTCACCAAGCATCAGAACCTATCCTTCATCGATAGACCCTTCTTCTTCCTGGCCTTCGCCGGGAGCCCCTTGTGCTTGGTCGAGGCGAAGTCTTCCAGTTGGGATTCCGACATCCCGGTCTTGGCCTTCTTCCCCGCTCGCTTTTTGGCTAGCTCGGAACCCGCGAACTTTTGCTGCTTCTTCGATACCGATGGCATTCTCATACCCTCCCTGCTACCGACGAGGCGAAAAGAAAGCGAAACGCCCCTTTTGTTCTGCGTCTCCTATCCTACGTCTACTGTACCGTACCCATCCCTCCGATCCGTGGTAGCGAGCGGAAGAGATCATCCAACCCACCCGTGGCCGAGGGACGACCGGGGTTGAAGGGGGCCGTACCATTACCCCCACCGCCTGGTGCTCCACCCCCTCCAACCCCTGGGATCATCCCGGCCCCTTGCTGTTCTGCCTGCATCTGCTCCATCAGTTTCTTGGTCATAAACGAGGCCATGTGAGAACGGATGTGGGCTACCACCTGGGTCTCTATCGGTGCTGATAGCTTCTGGCCGAGTAGCTGATCGTGGGCCTTGCTGTGTTTGAGGTCGTCATCGCCGGGGGAGACCTCGACCTCATCCCCCTGGCCTTGGCGGAATAGTTCGTTCTCTATCTGTGGATCAACAACCTTCTGCTGACTACGATCCCGAACCACTCGATGGCCGTCACGAAGATCCATACCGTCCGTCCAGATCTGGCGAAGCAGGTATGCCCACCCGATCTCCACGTTCTGCTGAGCCAGTATTTCGGGAGGTATCCGGGATACCATCTGCCCAAACTGGACCATCTGCGTGGCGCGGACCTCCTGATTGTGGACGTGGGTTGAGCCAAGCCAGAGGTAGTCGAAATCCCCCACGACATCGCCTCGGGTGATCTGACCCTCGATTATGCTGCTACCCTCGGACGCGGTGAGACGAAGCAGCATGGGTCGGTCGAGGAACTGTTCCGTCAGCAGTTGCATCCAGGGAAGTTGGCGGGCGTAGACCTGATCTTCGAGGTTGGTCACGACATCACGGACCTGGACCAGCGCTTCGGATAGAATGATGGACATGCCCGCCGCAGTTTGCAGGGCTCGACCCCGTGATCTACCCCCGGACGATAGCCCTCCCCCGCCGAATGGGGCCACGTTGGACACGTCGTTCATGAGAGCGATCAGTTGGTTTATCGCCGTGAACCCAATGGCTGCGGTCTCTTTCGGGGGTTCCTTGAACTGGACGGATGAAGCGGGATCTTTCATCAACCACTTCGCACCGGGACGCATACGGATCGACGTGGGATCTTGAACGGAGAACATGTCCAGGGCACAGATGGGATTCATTGACCAGACCAGGCCGTCTCCAGCCTGGTTCAACACATCATTCAGGAAGTATTGCAACTGGTCGAATACGCCAGGGATACCCTCGCCGTAGAAGTTGTCTAGAATCTCCACGAACTTTCCAACTAGAAAGTTGGGTTCATCGAACCAGAAGGGATTGCGACGAACCTGCAAAGTGGTGTCATCGGCCCCGAAGACAACCTGCCACCATTGGTCCCCGGTGTCGTCCAGGGCTCGCTTCCAATGGCACTTGGTCACATCCAGAGGACGGTTCTTGTCCTCGGCTGTGTCCATCTTGGATGAGAGGCCCTTGCTTTCCAGACGACGGATCTCGGTGTCGAACTTGTCCTTCGTCCCGAGCAGACCTTGACCATACTTCAGCCGCTCCAGTACATCCTTGGTATTCTCGAAGATCATTCCGAGATCGGGCTCTCGTGGATCGATAGGGGTCTCCGACAATGCCTCGACCTGGGATTGGTCCACCATCATGTCCTCGAAGACCAGGGAAGCGTCGCTCACCTCCAACTGGGTATTCGGATAGACATACCAGAGGAAAAGATCGACCGGGCGGAATGTGGGACCAATGTACTTGATGATGGTCTGGATCTTTTCCTCAAACTTGTTGGTTGGGTTCCCATCCTCATCTAATACCTCTTGCAACGTGGGCAACGCCCGTTCATCCAGACGCCATCCGATCTCCACGGGGCCGGTGCCGTAGGTTATCAGACCGCGTAGGAATGGGGTCGAGACCCGGCGTAGCCGCATATATTTCTTGAAGTATTGCATGAAAAGGGCTTTGATAGCCGGGATACGATGGGCGACGGCCTCCCGTGTGGGGACCACATCGAACCACTCGTTGTCGGATGGAAAGAGATCCTGCTTGACCTTCTGGACCCAGTTCTCTATGACTCGGCGACCGATGGCGAGGTAGGTTCGATAGCGACCGTCGTATGCGGCCTTATCCCTTTCAGCCTTCCAGATCTTCCCGTAGCGGAGCCACTTCTCCTGGAGCTGTCCACGGTCTTTACGGACACGGTTGCAAAGAGGAACCAACTCGTCCTTCACGATTGCTTGGATCTTCTTGTCCCCGGCGAGGTTTGGGTGGAGGAGTATGGTCTCGGTGGGCATTCGTTTTACCCTGTGTAGGCTATATACAATGAATGGAATACCACGGTCAACCTGGCTAGGTTAGGGCTATCAAGATCGCATCCAGCTCCGCGATTGCGTCGGTGAGCTGGGTACGTTGCAGCGCTACGGCGGCGTCGAGGCCGGTCAAGTTGTCCTCGTACTTGGCTCGAAGCTCGTTGACGGCGCGGATGGCCTCGGTGCGCTGATCGGCAGGGCTACGCAGCAGCAAACCCGCGAGCTGTGTCCGGTGCTGACGCTCGTCGATCCCGCTGTCGGTCGCCGTGCGTAGGAGC